CGGTCGCCCTTCCATCCATATTGCTCCCACACGGTTGTCATTTTTCTCTCTTTGAGTAGTTTGGCCTGAGCAGCCTGGAGATAACTGAAAAACGCCGCCCGGTTGGCGAAGGGAATAGCACTCTTACCAAACGCGCCGAAGAGCATGTCGGACCGAGACGCCGTCTCACCGGGGATCGCGATATCCGTCCATCCCAGGAAAGGCGTGTGCACCGAGAACGTAATGACCGCCCCTGCCGTCGCCTCCCCCATTCCAATGTCCGAGAGATAGATCGGCAGGGCACAGACCAGCGTGTCCATAACGCCTGCGGGCACCCCGACTTCGCCGGAGACAAGCATCAGCCCTTCGCTTGTGACCTGGTATCCTTCAGGCTGCTCGGGGAGATCCCGCCCATGGAGTTCGTTGCTGCCCTCAGCTCGGGGAACTCCTCGTTCAATCTCTCGCGCAGCCACGGCCCGGCCAAGTTGTACCGGCGTTGCGCCTCGGAACGAGCAAGAGACGCAAAGGGCTGGGTTATGGCTGCGGAAATAGTCACACTTTGGGGGCCCGAGAGTGCGCCAGCGCGACAGCTTTTCGTCAACTTGGCATGCATCATACCGTTCGTCACCTTGAGACCAGTCACGCGCCTTCTCCTCCCCATCGAAACAATAGGCCAGCAGCCCAAGGCAACCGTGCCAGACCGGCTCTGGCTGCACGCCTCGCGTAGCCCTCATTGCCGCGAGCTGCGCGCACCCTGCCGCCACGTCCTCCGCCAAGGGGAGAGGACCATGATCGGGCTCGACGCGAAGTGGCTTCAGAGCATCCAGATACGCGGGGCGTGCAGGAAACGAAGCCTCAGTTCGCTGTAGGCCAAATAACTTTTGCAGATCATCAGCAGAGACAACATCGCCACGCCGAACCAGAAACACCGGCAAAGGCTCCAGAGGGTCCTTGCGATTATGAGTTCCGATAGGCCGTAGGATTCGCGCGGCATCTGTGGATAGCCCTAAGTCGTCAACCTTCAGGTCAGAGTCTCGAACGAATCGTTGGAATGCCTCTGCAAGAAGTTTCCATTCGCCGGGCGCAAGGGCATCCCTGAGCTGCCAGTAGACGTGTAGTCCCTTACCGGAACAGACGATAGTGGGGTAGGGCAACTGCTTGCTGCGGCAGAATAATGCCATTGCGCGGCACCCGAGACCCGCATCCGCATAACTCTTTCCGGGACCGACATCGACATCGAGGAACAAGACTTGCGTGACCAGTACGTTGTCTTGCTTACGTCCTGTAGGCTCTGTATATGCACTGACAGCAAAGTAGACTTCATTTTCCGCCTCGTCCTGTTGCTTGATATATTGAGCGGCTCCCGTGTTTGTCGAGAAAAACCTATGCTTGAACCCGGTCTTTGTCTTGACTGCTATGCAGCGATAGCCTTCGGTAGGGAGCAGATCATTCAGAAACTCTTCTGGCGACATCTGCTTCTGCTTTCTCGATAGCTGCTGTGAGCGAAGCAACATGACGCTCTAGCGCTTCCAGGTCCTGGAGCGCTTTGAATGGTCGGTCAGCGGAACAGGTGGGCGCGCGACGGCCTGTCTTCCAAGAATGGACCGTCGCGTAGCCTCTGTCAAACCAAGCCGTCGCGTCCCTGATCGATAGCCCTCCTTCCTTAAGGGCTCTCGACAACCGCTTGGCGAACGTGCTCATCAGACCTCCAGGTTGAACGCTGCGTTCAGCTTCGCCGCCAGATCGGCGTCCGGTTCGACGGCATCGACCATGCCAAAGTTCACGGCTTGAGTTACGGGCTGAACTTCCGGCGGCGCTCCCCAAGGCAACTCTGCCTGAACGGGTTGCGGAGCCGCCTTCACCGAGCCAACAGGGCGGCCACGCTTCTTGGGCGCTTCTCCCTGCACCGCCTGCTGTACCGCAAATGCGTTCGCGGGCGGCAGCGCAGTCTGCTTTACGGGCGGCGGAAGAGCGGGCGTACCCATCGGCCGGTAGCGTTCGTCCACGATACTGACGAGCCTGTTCAAGTGGTCTTCGTCCAGTCCGAGGATCATCGGCACCGCCGCTTCCGGCACGAACCCGGCGAATGCAAAGTTCAACTCACCGGGAGCCGGGCCAACGGTGATCCGGGTTACGACCTGGATCAGATCCGCCTGGTTGGACTCGACATATTGTGTGTACGGGACCCACTTTTTCTTGGTCGAGCCGGCGGGGACGCCGAACAGGTAGGGCTCAGTCTCGCCAGGGATCAGGATCGCAATGTGCTTGTACTCCGCGCAGGCAGTGCGGGCGACGCCGGCCTCTGTGACCAGCGAGCCCCAAACTGCGTGCGCGCATCCGTCGCATGTCTTGGCTTGCGCTTCGTGGGCGAACTGAGACGGCGTGATCCCGTCGCCGGACTGGCAGAGCGGCCCTTGCGAGTCTTCGGCGTCAAACTTGCCTTCGTAGTAGAACCGCGTCTTACGCGGGTTCACGCTCACGACGATGCAGTCGAGCTGCAAGGGATTGCTCGCCGGGGTCTTGGTCCCGTCCGAGTGGATGAGCGTGAACCGGTTGCCGTAAATGCTGACGCGCGGCGGCCGGGGCGTTGCGCCAGCGAGCGCCGCCGCGTTCACGGCCTTGTGGGACAGCTGCGAAAGGTATGCAGGCTTCTGGAAATTCATAGTCAACTTCTCCTGATCCGCGCCACGCGAATTTTCGTGATCTCGACGCCGGGGACCGATTGCCCGGCGTCCGTGTATTCTTTCAGAGCGTCCTTGGAGATCGCCGAGGTCAACAGGTCGAACGCCTGATTGTCGCTTACGAACCCAAAGAACGCGTCCTTGTCAATCACCTTGGCCGACACAGGTTCAGCGATATAGGCCGTCCCGAACTCGGTCTTGGCATTCTCCTGATGCGAATCGTTCAGGAATTTCAGCGCCATATTTTCCAACAGGGCTTTAGCGTCCTCGTACGGCTTGCGTTCCGCCTTTTGTTTTTCGTCGATCGCGGCGAGCTTGTCGCGGATCGCGACCGCCTTCTCGATGATCTGGTCAATTGTCGGGTTCAACACCGGACTCCTCTATCTCCGCCCAAGCCTCCGTGGGGGAGGCGTAACAAACATTCCCCTTCACAAGATACCTATGAACTTCCCAGTCTATAATATCCTCACTCCTGAAATCTTCATTAAGCGCCGCAGTAATAGCTGCGTCTTCCGTTTCAGCGTTCACCGTGACAGAAACATACCCCGATACGGGAAGCGATACCGCCCACCTTTTCATTTCTTTGGCTCCTCTCTGATGTTCCCGATCGCATAGCCGGCCAACCACGCCGCCAGAATAAAGACGAGCGAGAGGCCGGGCTGCGCACGAACAATGTCTCCGTAGAACTCCCAGACATCGTGTATGAACTCAGTCACATCAATGACTCCCCTTTTTAATTGTTCTGCCCGGAAGGTCCGACTCCATTTCCATCGCCAAACGCAGAGCCTCGATTTCGTAAAGCAGGACCTCGACTATTTCCTGCGGGTGATGCCCGGCCTGTAGCAAGCCCCTTGCGAAATGTTTCACTTGCGCCTGCAAGGTAATTTTACCGCTCATTCAAATCTCCGTCGCTTTGAGGATCGCGCCCTGCATCTTTTCGTTCGTCGCCAGCCGCTTGAAAATCTCCTCCTCCAGCGGCGTCGAAACGATCCGAACGATGTGGCGTGCATGCTTTTGCTTCGGGCCATTGATCCGTTCGTTGGCCTGAAGGTAGTCCTCGGTCCGATCCGTCGGTGCGTACCAGACAATAGTGGCAGCAGCAGTTAAATCCAGCCCTCTTGCTATAGGGCCAGGATGAGCAATCAAGATACGCGGTTCGGGGTCGCTCTGGAAACATTGCAGAATTTTGCTCCGCTCTTTTTCGTCCGTTCGCCCGTCGAGAACTACACGGGAATAATCCTTGAGGCTCTTATATAGGAAGTCTATGACGCCTGTCAACGGGGCGAAGACAATAATCTTTCGTGGGGCCTCGTCCAATATCTCCCGCAGGACACCAAGCCGCCCCGGCGCGTCTACGACATGCGTCGCGTGGTCCGCGTCATAGACCACGCCGGCGGAAATCTGAATGAACTTCTGGCGAAGCGCAGCCTCGTGTACCGCCGTGATTTCGCCCTGCCCGATCACGATAGACATTTCACGCTTCAAGTCCTTCAGCGCCTTCGTTTGCGCCGGGCTCAGAGGTGCGTCGCGTAGCTCCGTCGTGATCGGCGGCAGGTCGAAACAGTCGGACTGACTGAACCGGATCGCCGGCGAGAGCAGCTTCTGTACGACCTCCGCCGCGCACGGCTTCGGAACCCATTTAAATTGTGTGATCGGCGTCATGATCTGGTCGCGCAGCGATCGAAACGAGTCATAGTAATTTAAGCTCTGGAGTTTTTTAAGTCCGTAGGCGTCCATTGGTCCATTGCTCACCGGCGTGCCGGTCATCTGCCAGAGGAAGGCTCGCGTGGCGAAGAGCTTCTGCGCGACCTTGTGCCGGCGGGTCGTGGCGTTTCGGTAAGCGGAGGCCTCGTCAACAATGACAAGTTGTATATCGTCCCGTTCCAATAATCTACGCGAAAAACCGCGCCATGGGCGACGTGTATCAGCTCCGACGCCGAGGCCGTCGTGGTTGATGATGTAAAAATCCACATCTTGATTAAGCGCTCTTTCGCGCTGGAGGTTCGAGCCGTGGAGGATCGCGCAGGTGCGCTTGCCCCCGAACAGTTGAAAGATCGCAGCGGACCACGTTGGCCGCAGCGTGGACAGATTGGCGACGATCAGGCACTTCGTCCCCGGATATTCGCGCATGACGTAGTCCGCCGCCCAGAGCGACGCGAAGGTCTTGCCGGTGCGCATGTCGGAAAAGACAAAGCTCCTCGGGTTCAACGCCATGAAATTGGCTGTGGCGATCTGACTCTTCAGCGGTTTGATCCAAGCCGGCGCAGGCCAGTCATAATTTCGCATCGGCGGAACAACGGGAAGGCCGGCTCGCGTCAGCTTCTGTAGATTCAACAATGTCGCCGGAACCGCGATACGATCGCCGACCTCCAGAGCGCCGAGTAGCGTCGAAGACCTGATATTTAAAGGATACAGAACCGTGTTCGTCGGCGCGTGGTAGTGGATCATGCGCGCCCTTGTCCGTTGAGCGCCTTACGCGCAATAAGCGCCCAGTCTGTTGGGTAGTTGCCTTCCTTCGTGCAACCCATCACTCCGATGGCCCTTAACGCTTCCTTCAGGGCGCAGTTTTCTACATGCAGTTCGTTGACAACCGCCATGACGCCGCCGCGCGCAAGTTGCTCTCTGAGCAACGTATTCTCCGCGCGCAACTTCATATTTTGCGGTGAGTGATGGTCGCAGAGCGCGTCGAGGCTATCGTAAGAGCAACCACATGTCCCATGGGGAGCCAGCGAGTCGAGCTTGGCGCACAACGCGCGGTTTTCTGTAAAAAGCTCGTCAACTTCCCTTAAATGCGGGTCGAGAATAATACGAGCAATTACAACCGCACCGGCATGCTCGTAAGGGAGGAGCCGAGCTACCCGCTCGATTGCATCGTCGTCAGTCATGGCCTGATGATCCCATCCAGAAGTCGGTCATTTGCTCATTCTCACTCAGTCCTAGATGTGCAGCCATTTGCGCAGCCGATTTGATGATGGCGATCTCGCCGCCGGCGGCCTTGATCTTTTGGAGCGTCATCTCCTGGCGCTTCGTCAGCTTCCCCCTGGCGAGGCCCTTCTCGTCAGGTCGCTTCATCTCGAACCCAAAGAAGACACCCCGCCAGCACACGAGCACGTCGATCGTCGCCGCGCCATAGCCTGTCTGCACCGGCCAGAAATGGTAAGCACCGATCGCGTCGAGCAATTTCTTGCAGTCGCTCTTGACTTTTCCTTCGGGCGTCATCGTTTGCTCCATAAATAAAGAAGAACGATCCTCATTACGGTCAGCACGCCGATGACCGTCAACAGATCATAGATCATCCGGTCCCCCTAATGTTATGGCGACACTAAAAGATAGTCTACACTTCACTATAAACTCACCCACTTCCTTCAGGAGCGGATGTTGAGGCCTCTCAAAAAGATCGGCAGGGGCATCCACAACGGTGACACTATCTTCGTGGATCGCGCCATTACGGTCTCGGACTATGAACGAAATTGTGTACTGCGAATCGTTGCCTGCGGGGCCAAAGTTACTCACTTCAACTCCTTAAACTGGCTTTTGCGCCGAACAACGAACGACGCCTCGCCGTTCGCCGAATAATACAACACGTAGAACCGCTCTTCATGAAAATTAAACCACGCGTAGATCGTTCCCTCGACAAAGTTGCCGGGTGCGATCTCGAATTTGACGGGTTGATCGATCGGAAACTCACTCATTTCTTCTCTCTCCAATGTTGGCACGTTGTCACCGGGCACCAAGGACAAAGCCCCGACGGCGTCGGAGCCCATACTCCTCGTTCCTCGCAGTCTTCGATCGACGCGACTGTCCCCGCGATTGTGTGGTAGGCCCTCCGAGGGTCGAGCGCATGCGTCTCGCCGACCTGATCCTCTTTGAGCCAGATGTACGCCCCCCTGATCTGTACGAGGCCGGGCAGCAGCGCCTTCAGGAGGTAGGCGAACGTGTCCAGCTCGGACGGGTCTTCGCGGCGCTTGCCCGTCTTCCAGTCCAAGATGAACGCGTTATGGCCTTTCACGACAACCACGTCAGCCTTCCCGCGTCCCCACACATCCCCCGCCCAGTAGGGCGTCGGCGTGCCGCGCACGGTCACGGCCATCTTCATCTCGACGCCGGCGATCCCGCCGCGCGCAAGGAGCGCGACAGCGTATTTTTCGTAAGCTGCCATGTCCTCGGGCAGGGGCGCTCGCTCCGCCAGCCGCGCCTCCAGCGCCTCATGCACCGCGATCCCGCGCAGCATCTCCGGCGTCTGCACAAACGGCAGATCCTTGGCGACGTACTTGTGATAATACGCCTTCGGGCAGTTGCGGAACTGCGTCAGCGACGTGTGACTCCAGGGAGCGTTCATGTCACGACCTCACGAAGACGAGAGCGGTCCACCACAAGATGCCGCTTGTAAAAGATAGCGCAACGCATGCGCCAAGCCGGTCTGGAGACATATCGCTGCACACAAAAATCGTCAGTGCGGCGAAAAGGAAGAGAAACTGCGCGCACGCCCAGGTAAACATCATTGCCCTCTCTGCCCAACCGGGCGCTCTCGGTCTTCCAGGCAGGACGGCGCGCACCAGCGCTGCGCCTGGCGAGCATAGTAGTAGTTGTCAATGTCCTGTTGTGACAACGCTCGAACAGATCCGTAGACCGTTATCGATCGCGGATCATATTGCGCCAGCGCCGGAGCGGAGCACAACAGGCTGATCGCCAGAATCCGTTTCATCGGCGGGGCTCCTTGAATTCTCCGGCAGCGGCTGCGAAGCGCCGCTCCCAAGTATCGAGACAACGCGCAGTCGCCGCATCCTGTTGTTCGCGGGTCCCGCGCAAAAACACGCCCTTCGCCTTTAAAAGCGAGTGACATACAGCCTGCGGATCGGAGCAAGTCGGCGGCGACGCGGAGGCGGGTATGGAACACAACAGACTAATGGCCAAGAGTCGTTTCATTATAGCTCCCCTTTCACAAGCATTTGGGCACGGTGCTTGAGCTGACGCACGTAAGACGCCGCGTCTTCTTCACAGGTCGCCTTTGTCTTCTCAACATAGGTCGAGACAAGTCCTGGCGGCACCCACTCCGGCACGTCGATCCCTCGACGACGCCGCCTCAATCGCGTGGTATGCCCACAATGCGGGCATACGTCCTCATTTTCCAGTCTTCGCTTAGCGGCGGCCTGGCTTTTCTTTTCGCTCGCCTTAATCAATTGCGCGGTGCCCGCGACGGTCGCGGCTCTAAGTTTTGCCTTCTCTGCCATCTTCTTCAGTGTCTCCTCACTACGCGGAGCGCGCGCCAAAGCGGACAACCTCATTTTCTCTTTTGTCTCCTCGCTCGGCTTGTGACGCCGTAGCCCGGCTAGCCGCATCTTCTCGCGTGACTCCGCACTCAGCTTCCTACCCGTAAGGGCCCGCGAGAGCGCTGCACAATGCTCGGGGGTTCGAGGCTTCCTCATTTTTCGTAGACCACCGACAAAATTCCCTCGGCGTCGAGCGGGATATCCGGCATCCACGCCGGCGGGCGTTTCATTTCGGCAATTAAAAAATCGAACGTCGCTTGCGCATTCGCATCGTCTCGAATTACCCAGACGCCTTCGTCGTGCACAAGCAGCGCGGGCTGCAGGCCGGCTTCCTTCTTGACGCGAAGACAGGTTTGCGTCAGCTCCAGACGGGATAGTGCCCCACAAAGATTTTGGAGCACTACACCGCCCCAAATCCGCTTGCGCCCATCGCGCGTCAGCCGAACCCACGAACTCCACTCGCTCGACCACTCGATATCATAAACCATCGCCGCACCATTTGGCAGGATAATTCGACCGCCGTCAAGCGTAAATGGACCATCAGGCTGGGATTTTTCGCCTGACGCCAGGCGCGGTAGGAGGCCGTCGAGATATTTCCAGTAGGCGACCACGCGATTAGTCAATCGACGGTAGGTCTGGATTGCGCTCACCGCCGTCTGGTCGTCGCACTTGGCGACCTTCTGGAATTTTGCGGCCCCCATGCCATATTGCCCGGCGAGTCGAGTCACCTTCCCGAACATTCTTTCGGTCTTGTCAGCCTTTGTGATCGGCCGCCCATAAAACTCCGTGGCGAACTCGCAATAAATGTCCCGCCCCGCGCGAAGAGCGTCGAGCACATCAGTTTGACCGGCGAGCGCCATGGCGTAGCGCAATTCAATTTGTGATTTATCCACGACGGCGAGCAGATGGCCGGCAGGTGCGCGAATACCTCTGCGCAGCTCTGAGCCGCGCGTCATGTTCTGGAAATTTGTCTTATCGCCCCCGCTGAAGCGCAGCGTGTTCGCGCCGCAATATTTCAGGTAGACGGGCATAGGCCCGCGCCCGGCTGACGCAGCGAACCGGCCGGCGTGCGTTTCCTGGATCACGCTGCGCACGTCGAGCCGCGCCGACGCCAGCGCCGCTACGCGCGGATCATCCGAGTCGAGCAGGTCCTGCATGAACTGGTCCGACTTGGCGCAGGCAGGGATTGGGCCGTTCTTACCCTGCTTCCACTCCATCTCGACGCCTTGGGCCTCCAGCAAAGACTGGAACCGGGCAACAGACTGAAGGTCTATAGCCTTGACGCCAAGTTCGGCCAGGGCTGCGGCCTTACGATGCTTCTCTTCGGCCTCCAGTCGGCGGAACGTCGTGGCGTCGCCGATGAGGCGCGGCTCGCTGAACATGCGAACCGTCATGTCGATCACGGCCAACTCCTCAGCCGGAACAAACGGCGACAGACGCCGAAACAGCTCCCACGTGAGGCGAACGTCCTGAGCGTTGCCGCCCAAAATCGCGCCTTGCGCCTCGGACGAGAGGTCACGCCAGTGTTTGCCCCGGAAGGCGTCGTACGGCACCGACTTGACGCCGAGGCCGAAGTGTTTCGCCAGCGCATCGAGCGAGTGGCTCTTCATCGCCGGAAACGCCAGGCGCGCCATCGACAGGGTGTCAAGGATCAGCGCCGGACGGAGGCCAAAATGATGACTGAGGATAAAGGCGTCGAAGTGCGCATGGTGGCAAAGGACGGCGGTCTTGCTCCAGTCAACGGCGCGCCATAGAAGCCGAGGGGCGTCGTGGCCGCCTCGCGCAATAGTGCTCCCGTCCGATAGGCGCAAAGCGACTGAGAGACACGCAAACCGCGCATCTCTCACGTATGCCTCGGTTGTCATTTTCTTGAGCGTATAATTCGAGTCATAAAACGTCTCAAAATCAAGGGCGACAACATTCATGATAAGCTCTCTTTATGCGCCCAGACGATAAATTCTTCCTCGCGATCGGAACCCCAAAAATGAGAGCCCTCTGCGGTTATGACCCACACACCGTATTTCGCGTCAATCTTCACGCAATTGCGCGGGATACGCTCGAAAACGGCGACCATCCATCCAAGATCGATAGTCTCGTCGCCGGCCCATTCCATAATCTGAGGGTGCAATCCAGTGTCCTCCCATACGGCCGACATTGATGCGCGAGCCGGGGAACAGCACACGATAAAACTTGACCGTGCGAGCCGCTTCCTGGCGCGTGTAGTAAGCGTCGCCGGTATAGCGCGAGCCGATCATGATATAATAGACGGGCTCCGGACGCACCTGCGGAACCGAGTTGGTCGAATAGTTGCGTTGCATAACATCCTCCAATGCGAGCGAAGCGCTCTATGACGCGCCCCTTGAGGCGCGCTTAGACGGCTACACGCCGAGTCCCTGTAGATGCTGTTCACATTCTAAACGCGTGTCAAAAATCTCATCGTCCCAATAAGAAACGCCGCCGTCCTTCCAGATGACGACAGCGCGCCATTTTCCATCAACTTCCAGGGCGGTCAATCGCGTTGGGTTGTTCTTCCCGGCCATCTGAATATCCTCCTTACAATGTTCGGAGCCTACGCGCTCCTTTGACGTTTGTCAAGAACTATTTTGGCCAATTATCGCGCGAACCCGATCCGCGTGCCCCTGGCGACGCACTCCCTGACGGAGCCATAGCGACAGGGTGGCGCTCCCGACACCGAGGCGCGTAGCGGCCGCCGCATGCACCAGGCCATGCCGCTCCATAAAATGCCGCAACTCGCCAGGAGTGACGAGGGTCTGATACTGGCGCTGGCGGGCCTGCCTGGCCTGCTGCTGGAGCGGGGACAGGGGCTGCGCGGCAGCCGGCAGGTCGAAGCCAGGTAACTCGCCGGCGGCAAGTAACGCCAGCCAGCGCTCCTTGTAACGGACCGCAGCGACGTTGCGCTCGCCCCTGATCCCTAATGTTTTCCAGCGGCTGAGGGTCGTCCGCGAACACTGGAACACGGTCCCGGCGGCGTACTCCTCGCTCAGCCCGTGGTCGGCCAGGAACGCGCGGACAGCCTCGGCGGACATGAGCTCGCGGCGCAGCGGGACGGATGGAGCGCGAACACGGCGGATGTGGGCCAGGAGCGCTTCAAACTCAGCCGGCGCGGACTTTTCGTGGAGAAGCCTCGGCGGATCGCCAGGGGCGAACATGTAGACGAGCTTGGTCATTTTAATCCCTGATGATATTCATGACGTGTCTGGCGAAGCGCTTCTGTTTAACGCCTTCTTTCAGCCAACGATAGAATACTGTCCGACCGACGCCAAGAATCGCAGCGGCTTGTGATTTATTGTAGCCTGTCCGCGTCAACCAGTCCTGGAGCACGTCGGGGCGGATGAACACCTGGATGCGCCGCACTCGACCAACCCACTTGCCGTTTTTGTGCGCGTGAGGAAGGTCGCAAGTCGAGATCGGCATATCTTCGAGCTCGCCTACGCGCCATCTATTGTCCGGCGGAGCCCAGTATGAACTATTTTTGCCAGGGGGCAATAAGTGCGCCAGGATTTCCCTCGTTAGCGGGTCATCCCATTTGCGTGGGACAGAGCGCGCCAGATAGCCGGCGAAGCGCATGCGCGACATGCCGAACCGCTTGGCCACGGCCTCGAACGTGTAATTTTTCTTTTTTGCCCAAGCCTCGATCTCGCCAGGGGTGAGATAAATCGTATTTCCTCGATAGATTCGCCCGTTCATTTTGCCCTCTGCCTGACATCGGCATTAAACCTTTGGGGGATCGACGGAGCGCTCTATGACGCGCCCCTTGAGGCGCGCTTAGAAGGCTCAATGCGCCGCTTCGTAAGCCGCAACCGCGGCAGGGACCATATGCCTGGGCAAGCATTGCAGCTTCGCAGCCTGCCGGAGCGTGCTTGTCCAAGCGCTCATGTCGCCCATAATGACGGCTAAGGGGTTATCGTTGCCCAAAGCCGCCGCAGCGCTCCGGCAGGAGTCGGCCAGCCTGTAGGCCGATTCTGAAGCTTTCTTGTCCAGCATCTCGTTGCCGGCGCGAGAGTGCAGCGCCGCGACGTTCAAAAGGGCCTCGCGCAATAGGGAAGGATGCATATCAATAGAGCGTTGAATTATTTCCTGTACGGTCATTTTGTCCTCCGTTGTCCGAGCTTTGAATGTAGGAGTGTTTTAAATAGATGTCAAGAGGAGTTCGAGCAACCATTTATAGGTAGTGTGGGTAGTACTACACCGCCGAATAGAAGATTTTGCATGTTTTAGCCCAGCTTTGGGGCATAGTTTAAGCGATTAAATGGGGCAGCCGCCCGTTTCGCCAAGGGAACATCGAGGAATATCAATGGGTTGGCCAGGGGGGCTATTTGTATAGTGTAAGGCTCCGAGTTACGATGGAGCAAATAGCGGAGAACAGGGGGAGCTCTACTTTGTTCACGACACCTATATTTTATTCAAGCTATATTCAGAAGTATATAGGATGAAAATTAGGTGTAGTGAATAATCTGGACTAAGCTCTATGTTTTTATACTAACTGATATAAGAATACATAAATAAACACTCTCTCTGTTCTACGCACTGAAAACTTTGAACATTTTGGCCCACCATCCCCTGTTCAGTTTTGGACACACCTACGCTAACCCCTTGATTTTGGCCCTCTTCGTGGCCGAGAGTGCGGTCGCTTACGCCTGGAAAGCTACATGCCTATCACTATACAGGCATGGTTTATGACGCAGACTTAATGTTTCCCCCCCTCGAACATTAACTTGTAGCGATTTTCGCTACGCGACCAATTTGAAGCTATATTCGCGGGAATATAGCTTGAGTTTTTTTCAGCGCAAAATAATACCCCAAGTATTTATCCGCGCGGCGACCGCGCACAAAAAATTACCTGCGAATTAAAATTAACTCGCAGGTAATTAATTTTAATCGGCCGTGGCCGACCCCCCGAGGGGAGGGCTTACGCCCTCCCCTCCTGCTTTGCGATTTCGAATTCGGGCCTCAATTCTTCCAGCGCCTCGATTAATGCTTCTTCCCTTTTGGCGAGCTGCGCTTTCAGATATTCTCTCCAGTCGCTATTCCGCTTGGCGTATCTCAGTTCCTTGTCGCATTCCTCGACGGCGGCGATGCATTTCTCAGCGGCGTTAATTTTATTTTCCATGACTGTCCTCCGTTGTTGATGCTCTTAGTCTACACACTTTTTTACGCCTGTCAAGAATTACTTTGCCGGCGGACGAAAATTTCCAGGCCATTATATATACGCGTACGCGCACGCGAGAAAATGATTTGGAAATTATTTTTATTTTAAAATATTTATTTCGGAAAATGCCGAATTGTTTTAGAATTAATTATAATCAGGGGGGAGGGGGGCCAAGACGGGAATCGTCGTCCGGCGGGCGCGCAGTTTTTATTTTTATGGACGGGACTCCAAAACCGAACGCAGTGTAGAATTCAACCATTATGCACAGTGTCACTATACTCGCCCTGTCGCGCTTGCCTTCCCGCCCCGCCCGGCTTATCTTACGGGCATGAGTGACGATCACCTTCAGGTGCTGGCCAAGCTGCGGGACAACCGCATGCTCGCGCATGACCTTATATTCCGCGCCCGGCACCCGCAGGCTACGCCGAAATTCCATGTAGAGATGTTGGAGCTTTGGTATTCTGCTAAGCCGTTCGTGCTAACCATGGCGTTCCGAGGCTCTGCTAAGTCTACCTTGGCGGAAGAGGCGATCATTCTCACTGCCCTGTTCCGCGAGTGTCGCAACATCCTCATCGTTGGTGAGAGCTACGCCAGGGCGTGCGACCGTCTTCGCGCGATCAAGCGCGAGTTCGAGATGAACGAAACTATCGTCGCCGTGTTCGGTGAACAGGTCGGCGAGACCTGGCAGGAGCAGCGCATCGTCCTCCCCTCCGGTGTGGCGGTACAGGCCATGGGGCAGGGCCAGTCCCTGCGTGGCGTGAAGCATCTTGACGCCCGCCCTGACCTTGTGTTCATCGATGATCTTGAGTCCGAGGACACGGTCGCGACGCCGGAGGCGCGGGAGAAGCTCTCTCATTGGTTCTACGCCGCTTTGTTGCCTGCCATGGACGCCAGCAACCGGCGCGTGCGCATCGCTGCGACCCCGCTCGACCCCGAGGCCCTGGCGGTCCGTCTCTCGCGTGACGAGAACTGGCTGAGCAAGACTTTCCCTATAGAGTACGTGGACGAGAATGGCGAGACGAAGGCGATGTGGCCTGAGCGCTATTCGCTCGACTGGATCGCTGATGAGCGGGCGCGGTACACGCGGGCCGGCAAGTCTCGTGTGTGGGCTCAGGAGTACGAGTGCGTGGCGGTCGATCCCGCCTCACGAATCTTTACGGACGACATGCTGCGCTGCGAGCCTCGCGTCAGGACCTGGAGGCGGTCTACGCGGTGTACGATCCCGCGCGCACGGTCAAGAAGACTTCGGCGACAACCGGCAAGGTTGTCGGCTCCTGGGTAGGCAACCGCCTTATTATATGGGAGGCGGAAGGCAAATTGTGGAAGCCGGATGAGATCATCGCCGACATGTTCGACGTGGACGCCCGCTACAACCCCGTGGCGATTGGCGTAGAGAAGGACGGCCTCGAAGAGTTCATCATGCAGCCTCTGCGCGCCGCGTCGCTCGACCGGGGGCAGCCTCTTCCGATCCGTCCGCTCAAGGCTCCTAAAGGCAAGCTGGACTTTATTAAGGGGTTGCAGCCGTTCTTCAAGGCGCGTGAGGTCGTGTTCGCCGGCGACCGCGCCAACTTCACGACGGCTATTGAGCAGTTGATTGGGTTCCCGACGGGACAGATTGACGTGCCGAACGCGCTCGCGTACTTTTTGGTCATGCGCCCCGGCTCCCCGATCTATGACGGCTTCAGCCAGATCAATGTCGTGGAGCATCTGCCTATCCAGACCCGGCTGCCTCTTTACCTTGCGGTGAACGCGACCGGGTCCATGACCGCCGGCGCGCTATGTCAGGTTGTCGGGGGCAGGCTGCATGTGCTCCATGACTTCGCCTTCGAGGGGGATCCGGGCGCGAACCTTCCTCTTCTCATACAGGCTGCGTCGGCGCAAGCGAACCGATCGATGACGGTGTACGCGCCGCGTTGGCACTTCGACCGCTACGACAGCCTTGGGTTCCGGGCGGCGGCGAAACAGGTCCCCATAGCCCTGCGGCGTGGCGGCGACGGTCCCACCGGACGCGAGCAACTGAGACAACTTATCGAAGGGCAGAAGGCGGGGGTCCCGACCCTTCGCGTGGCGACATCGGCATCATGGACCCTTCGCGCCCTGGCCGGCGGCTATGCGCGCGCAAGGGACAAGGATGAGCCGGAGGACAATGTTTATCGGGTCCTGATGGAGGCGGTGGAGGCATTCGCTGGCACGCTGGCATCCGGATTGGACGACAGCGCCGCTGGGATCGTGTACGATTATTCGCCCGAGGGCCGGCGGTACATCAGCTCCAGGGCGGGTAGGCAGGAGATACCGTCGTCTAAGGAGACGTGGTTGATGGATCAATAGGAGTGAACATGTCCAACGTGATCGGATTGCCCGGCATCGAGGTGCCGAAGAATGTGATGAGCGAGACGAGTGTGGCCATTGAGGAGTATCTCACAGACCTGTTGGACAGGGTCAGGAAGGGCGAGGTCGAGACGTTCGCAATCGCGACTCTGAATATGGACAAGACGGCGACCACGCGCATCATCGGCACCGAGCACGGGTTCGAGTTGCTCGGAGTTATAGAGCTGCTTAAACACGACTTGCTCCTGGGTATCACGGACGGAGGCGAAAGGGTTTAGGTGATTGCACTTTCGCTCCGCGCGTGATAAGCTCTCTGCGCTAGCGAAATTCTATGATCATAGGAGACTTCCAGGTGCTGAGCCCAGCCGAGCTTAGAGAACGGATGAGCTACGACCCGGAAACGGGCATATTTGTCTGGCTCCAATGTGGCAGACCACAGCGCATAGGGACGAAGGTCGGGAGCCTTAACGACAAAGGATACCTATGTACTCAGTTCGTGACTCGCGCGGGGGGTAACAGACAGTTTAAGATGCACAGGCTAGCGTGGCTGTATATGATGGATAGCTGGCCCGAAATCGAGGTGGACCACATCAATTTGGATAAGGCGGATAATAGATGGCGCAATCTTCGTAGCGTCTCTCGTTCCGAAAATATGTGCAATAGAAATACGTTCGCCAATAATACATCTGGGCAGAAGGGCGTTAATTACCATATCCGCAGACGTGCTTGGGCTGCGCGCATCCAACGGGGGGGCAAGCGCATCTCCCTTGGCTATTTCGAGGAAAAAGACGCTGCTATACAGGCATATCGCGCTGCGGTTGATAAATATCACGGCAGTTATGCTAACCCTAACTAGTCAAAGGAAATAGAAAATGCCGGTACCCACGAATGTACTTATCGCATTGAATGGCGTTGCGCTCGCGACGACTGCGACCACGCCTCCTGACCTGAACACTTTGGCGTTGCTGACACAGATCGTCGAGCTCGCGGTCAATATTCCGCCAGCATATCTTGCCGCCTCGACCTCCACGACGAAGGTCCTGACGGTCCTGCCCACTGCTAACGGCACTTCGATTACGGCGGATTCTTACGGCGAACTCAATCGCCAGGTCGCGAC